AGTTATTAACCCTGTGTTTAGTGAAAGCCATAACTTCGAACATGATGACTAGTAGAACACCTGATAGGAGCAAACTAAAAGTACAAGATAAACAAATTAAAATTGAAAACGCAAAAAATAAATGGAATGTGATTTGGACGGTAGACCTACTTGATAAAAATGTGCTTAGAGTTCTTAATGAAATGGGTATGGAGATGTACAGAGATGATGCGGATAAAAAAGGAGAAAAAAGAATCAAAGCGTCAATTATGCGGGAGCAAATTAGATGGGCATCAAGTGCACATAATTGGCTTAGTAAATTGGCAAAACGAAATAACGAAAACTTAATGCATACAGGAATTATATCGCGTTTATTAAATAACCAGCAGATTGAGTATCAATTAAAGGAGGGTTCGTTAAAACGAGAGGAATCAAAAGAAGTACGAGATGAAAGCCAAGGTATACTAGTGTATTCGAGAATTGAGACTAATAATACCATTAAATTAGATAATGATGAGATAGACTTTCTGAAAGAAGGAGTTAAAATCGGATTACATCAAGTTGGAACATCGTTTAGAATGGTCGAGATAGAAATACCATCGTTGATGAAATTAACACCCAAATATATCAATCAATTGAGAGCTAAAATTAACATCGAAAAAGTAACGGTAAGTAATGTTTTATATACTGATGAGTATTACGCAAGACTAACATTTGAAAAGCCATATTTTTTATACGATAAGATCTCAACAACACAAATACGAAAGTTAAAATCGGAAGATAGATTAATATATATCATGACTGAAGAGAATGACGTGAAGGCGCTTCGTGAAAAGGGATTAAGAGTGTACATCCCACGCGCTTCAAAATTAATATTCAAGAAGAAAGATAGAGAGTTAACTCTTTACGTAAGCGTTCCACCACTAATGTTTTCAGGATCAATTGGAGAAAATTACGCTATGATGTCAAATGATATAGCTTCACTGTCAATGATTCCATACGTACAATCTACATTTGGAATGGGGACGTCAAAATTAACAAGGATATTAGCGGCTACAGCAAGTTCACCAAGAATACCGTCAAGAGCCACTTTACGGAAACTGTTAATGGAAATAGAATCCGAAAGAAAAGTAGTAACATGCGTTCTAATTGGAAATAAAGGAAGTGGAAAAACAACAGCGACTAAGCGAATGGTGGAACTATTGGACGGTAGAAATGGTCGAAGATGTTTTAGAATAGACTCGGACGCGCCAGGAAGATGGATGTTAGATGCACAAAACAAAATAAAAGCGAAGAGTTTTGAAGAATTGCTTTCATACAATAACGACATGTATATTAGTATCTACGAGAAAATTATTGATGATTTCATGACGAAAGAAAATCTCAGCTACGTTTCATATCAGAAATTGAGTGTATCTAAAAGGCGAGAAATACTTGATGTACTTAAAGGGCAGATAGACAGAAGGCTGATAGACGGACTTGAAGAATTCAACGAAAAAGCATTTTATGACATGGTTCATGAGATGGTACCTGTGAATAGCATATTAATATTAGAAGCGCATAGAATAACACAAGACGCTGTTTTGGGAGGAACCGATATTTCAATGTTATATCAAGGAGTAGTAGATCCAATAGTAAGTTTTTTACGAAGACCAAACTTCTTTGTTGAAATGGTGCTACACGATATATATCAAAGAGATTACTCTTATTCTCATGTCATGGTGAACTTGATGGAGATCAATTCGGTGTTAGGCGAGTAGAAGGGACACGACTCACATGGCGACGGGCGCTCAGGAGTGATAAACCTGCCGCCGTCATGTTATGAAATGTTAAAAAGGGGTTAGAAATTGC